TCTACACTTCCAGGCGGCTCAAATCTTGGTGAAATTGAAGACATAGAATATTTTAAAAAGAAACTTTATCGCTCGCTGAATGTACCAATTTCAAGACTTGAATCAGAATCAACTTTTTCAATTGGTCGTTCAGATAACATCACAAGAGATGAATTAAAGTTTACAAAGTTTGTACAAAGAATAAGAAAAAAGTTTGTTGTTCTTTTTCATGACCTTCTAGAAACACAACTTATTTTAAAAGGTGTGATTGCAGCTGAAGAATGGAATGACATTAAAGAACACATTCAGTTTGATTTTCTACAAGATGGTCATTTTACTGAATTAAAGAATGCCGAAGTGATGCGTGAAAGATTAGACATGCTTTCACAAGTAGAACCATATGTTGGACAGTTCTTCTCAAAAGAATGGATTAAAAAGAACATTCTTAAAATGTCCGATGAAGAAATAGAAGAAATTGAAGACCAAATTGAAGATGAAAAAGAAGATGGTGAATATGATGACTTTGAAATGGGAGGTGGATCAGCACCTCAACCACCAGAACAAGGATCACCTTTTGGCAACAATGAACCAGAAGATGATGAAGAACCTGAAGATGAAAAGGAGCCTGAAGATGATAAAGATTTACAGGCACAATATTTAAAGGAAAAATGAAATGAGTGATAATAATTTTTTGAAAGATTTTATTGATTCAATTGATGCCGGTGATAATATCAAAGCAAAAAATGATTTTGACCTTGAAATGTCAACAAGAATCAGTGATGCACTAGAAACAAAAAGAACGGAAGTAGCAAAATCATTTGTGAGAAAAAGTGAAAGTGAAGATGTATAAACCATTTGAAGATTTTTTTACACAACTACAAGAAAAGAATGAACATAAACTTTCTGATAGATATAAACTTCTTTCACCAAGAATGAAAAAATCAGTTGATGAAGTTTTTAAATTTTTAGAAAGTGATCCATCAGATTTTTTGGCTAAGTTTGAAAAGTTTATTGAAAAGACTGCTAAAAAGAACAAAGTTGAGGCAGTTGCATTAATGAAGTATTTTGAAAAAGAAACATTAGAAGCATAGGAACTAACATGAAACTTATTGCAGAACATATCCAGGATGTAGAATATATTATTGAAGATAAATCCGGTTCTAAGAGTATGAAAATCCGTGGTATATTCATGCAATCAGAACAAAAAAATCGTAACGGACGTGTTTATCCTTTTAATGTATTAGAAAAAGAAGTCAAAAGATACAACGAAGAATTCATAAAGCAAGGGCGAGCATTTGGTGAACTTGGACATCCAGATGGCCCTACTGTTAATCTTGATCGTGTTTCACACATGATTACAAGATTAGAACCGGATGGAAAGAACTTCATGGGTGAAGCAAAACTACTTTCTACACCTATGGGGGAAATTGCGAAGGCACTTATTAGTGATGGCGGTAAATTGGGAGTTTCTTCTAGAGGTATGGGTTCTCTGGAATCAAGAAATGGTGTCAATTATGTAAAGGATGATTTTTATCTTGCAACTGCGGCAGATATTGTTGCTGATCCTTCTGCTCCTCAAGCATTTGTTGAGGGTATTATGGAAGGCAGAGAATGGATTTGGAACAATGGTTTACTAAAAGAAGTTGCAGTGAATGAGATTAAAGAGGATATTGAAAAAGGTGCAAGAGCAAAACAGACAAAGTATCAAGCACTTGCATTCGCAAAATTCTTCAAATCAATAATGTGATAAATAAATATAATATTAGAACTTTTCAAGGAGTATACCAAATGTCAGAACTAGACAAGACAATTGAACAACTTGAAGCAGAAATTTTGGAAGAAATGAACGATGCAAATGCTCCCAAGAAATCTGCTGCAAGTCCAGATAAAATGCAAACTGTTGCTGGAGAAAAGAATGATTTAGGTGAAAAGCCTGAAGATGCAGCAAAGAAAGTCAAGAAAGCATCTCCTCCACAGACCAAAACAATTTCCGCATCAACAGAGTTTGATATGGAAGATGTAGAGGAACTGGAAGAGAAAAAGAAAATGTCCATGAAAGAGATGGAAGATGAAGAAGATGATGATGAAGAAGAAATGGACGAAGCAAAAAGTGTGAAATCTGAAGAAGATGACATGGGAGATGATGAAGAAGAGGATGAAGAAGAAATGGAAGAAAAGAAAAAGATGAAAAAAGAATCTTTTGAAGATCGCCTTGATTCTCTTGATGTTTCAGAAGATGTAGATGCATTGACTGAAGGACATGATCTTTCCGAGGAATTTAAAGAGAAGGCTTCTGTAATCTTTGAAGCAGCAATTAAATCTAAATTGCGTGAAGAAGTCCAAAGAATGGAAGAAGAAAAAGAAGAGCAAATCAAAGAGTTTGTAGATGATTATAAAGATGAATTAGTTGAAAAAGTTGACAAATACTTGAATTATGTTGTAGAGCAATGGATGACCGAAAATCAACTTGCAGTTGAGCGGGGATTGAAGGGTGAGATTGCCGAAGACTTTATTGCTGGATTAAAAGGATTGTTTGAAGACCATTATATTGATGTACCAAATGAGAAGTATAACATCCTTGAATCACAAGAACAGCAACTAGAGAATTTGGAAACTAAATTGAATGAAGAAATTCAACGAAACATAGAATTGAAAAATCAGGTGTCACAGCACATCCGTGAGTCAATTTTTGTTGAAGTTTCTGAAGATTTGAGTGCAACAGAAAAGGAAAAGTTTGGTTCTTTGGTAAAAGAACTAGAATACATTGATGAAGAATCATTCAAGTTTAAATTGAGTGCATTGAAAGAAAGCTATTTCCCAAGAACTAAAGTTGTCTCCGAATCTGTAGATACACAAGACACTTCAGTTGAAAATGTTGAAGTAAGTGGAACTATGGCGAAATACTTGAGTGCTATTAGTTACACTAAAAGTAAGTTTTAATAAATAATTAATATAACCTTTAGGAGTTTTAAAAATGTTCAAATCAGAACACCTTCAAGAAAAATGGTCACCAGTCTTGAATCATCAAGATTTGTCACCTATTCAAGACAAATACAAAAGAGCAGTTACATCTGTTATTTTGGAAAACCAAGAGCGTGCATTGAATGAAGATGCTCGGTTCTTGGCAGAAACTGCACCTACCAACTCAACTGGTACTGCAATCAGCAACTGGGATCCAATTTTGATCTCTCTAGTAAGGCGTGCAATGCCTAACTTGATTGCATATGACGTTGCTGGCGTACAACCAATGACTGGTCCAACTGGATTGGTCTTTGCCATGCGTTCACGATACACTAATCAATCGGGAGCAGAAGCATTCTACAATGAAGCAGATACTACTTTCTCAGGTACCGGAACACAAACAGGAACCAACCCTGCTGTTCTTAACGATAGTGGAGCTGCTACTACAGATTACACAACTGGTCTTCCAGTATCAACTGCTACTGCAGAAGCATTGGGTGATTCTGCTGGTAATGCATTTGCAGAAATGGCATTCTCAATTGAGAAGTTCAGTGTAGAAGCAAAATCAAGAGCATTGAAAGCAGAATATTCAATGGAATTGGCACAAGACTTGAAAGCAATTCATGGACTTGACGCTGAGACAGAATTGGCAAATATTCTTTCTACTGAAATCTTGACAGAAATCAACCGAGAAGTTGTCCGAACAATCTATAGAATCGCTGAAAAAGGCGCTTTGATTGACACAGCTAATCCAGGTGTCTTTGACTTGGACGTTGATTCAAACGGACGATGGAGTGTAGAGAAGTTCAAAGGATTGATGTTCCAAATTGAGCGTGATGCCAATGTCATTGCACAACGAACCAGAAGAGGACGAGGTAATATCATTATCTGTTCTTCCGATGTTGCAAGTGCATTGAACCAGGCAGGTAAGTTGGATTACACACCTGCTCTTGCAAACAATCTTTCCGATGATGACACAGGAAACACCTTTGCTGGTGTATTGAATGGTCGCTATCGTGTATACATTGATCCATATGCTGGAAATCAAGATGCCAAGCAATTCTATGTAATTGGCTACAAAGGTTCTTCCTTTGCTGATGCTGGTGTATTCTACTGCCCATACGTTCCATTGCAAATGGTTCGTGCAGTTGGTGAGAATACTTTCCAACCAAAAATTGGATTTAAGACACGCTACGGTATGACTTCAAATCCATTTGCAAGTGGTGGAACACCATTCGCAAGTGATGCAGCAAGACTTGCTGCTAACAGCAACGTATATTACAGAAGAGTTCAAGTAACCAACATCATGTAATCATACGATTCTTATAAATAGAGGTATGTTCAAAAGCATACCTCTATTTTATAGGATATTTCAATGGTTGATTTAGTTGCCGCTAATCGTGTTCCTTCCAACATAGACTACGCATCTCCCACACAATTTCGTTTTCAAATTGCAAGACTTCCAAATGTAGAATATTTTATTGTGGCTGCAAATGTTCCACAAGTTTCACTTTCTGGTGAGGCCGAAATCAATACACCGTTTAAAACTTTCTACAATGCAGGTGATACTCTTGAATATGAAGATTTGGTTGTAAAATTTCTCGTAAATGAATCATTAGAAAATTGGGAAGAAATATATAACTGGATTGCTGGTATTGGATTTCCTAAGAGTAGAGAACAATTTGCAACAATGTCAGCTGAATCTGAACAAGATCCTCAAAATATATTCTCTGAAGCAACGCTTACTATTCTGACAAATAAAAATAATCCATTATTGCAAATTACATATAAAAATGTTTATCCATCATCTCTCACTGGATTAGAATATGATGTTCAACAAACAGATACTATTTCTCTTTCGGCCACTGTAAATTTTAAATTTTCAGATATTGAATTACGAAGACTATAAATAGTTTTACATTATGTAGGAGTGAAAAATTATGAATTTGGAAGAACTGCAAAAAATTGCAGAAAAAGACATGAAAATTGATAAAGATAATCTAGATATAGAATCTTTAAAAATTCCCGAACTTCAACACAAATACCTAAAATTCCATTCTAACTACAATCTTCTTCTCAAACAAAAAGAAACAGAATACAGAATGCTCTATCGTAAGAAATGGGAGCATTATTCTGGTAAAGATGAAAAACCTTTTCCTCTCAAAATTTTAAAACAAGATATATCCATTTATCTTGATGCAGATGAAGAATTGAATAAAGCCAGAAATACTGTTGAATATTATAAGACAATGGTTGCAGAATTGGATGGTATTTTGAAATCTCTAAATAATAGAGGATTTCAAATCAAAAATGCAATTGATTGGAAAAAATTCTGCGAGGGATTAAACTAGGAGAATAAAATGAATCTGTTTCTTAAATGGTGGTTGATATTTATCCTGATGATTTTATCAGGTGCAGTGACTTGGTATTTTTCTTTTGTAAATTTCTTATATGCAAATGACTTCACCAAACTAAGTTTTGTAATTATTGCTATTCTATTTTTTACTACAATCATTATTGGTTACAAATACTACAAAAATAATCATGACTTTGAAATAGAATGGTTTACATCAGAAGTAGTAATTAGCCTAGGAATGATTGGAACTGTTGTTGGATTCATTTTCATGCTATATGCTGCATTCTCAGAATTGAATGTTGATGATCCTGTTAAACTACAACAAAGCATGATGCTAATGGCAAAAGGTATGGGAACCGCACTTTTAACCACACTTGTAGGATTGATTTCCAGTGTACTAATCAAGTGCCAACTCATAATTGCAAAAAATGAAACGAA